CGGATCCCCGACCTCCTTGAGGTCGTCGAGCCTGTAGTAGAAGATGGATGTGTGGGGATCCGAGTACTCCCCTCGAAGAATGTTGAGGAGCTCCATCTTCATGTTGTCGCCAGCCGAGTTCCGGACGGTACCCTCTGAGGACACGGCCAGGATAAGCCAGTCGTCAACCTTGGACGCGCCCTGCTCGATGGCACCAACCACGTCTTCACGAATATCGCCCGAGAGCCACTCGTCCACCGTATTCATCTTGGTGCGGAGGCCCTGGAGCTTATCGATCGACATGGGGCGAACCTCGAGTAGACTGTTGGTCATGAAGTTCTCGATCCCCTTCTTGGTGGGGACGAGCTTCTGCCTGAGCGCGCGGCTGCCGGTCGTGTTCTGCAGAGACCCCTGAGTCATGAAATCGAACAGGGGGCCCTTGGCCCTTGTAATGGCGGTTCGGAAGGGCTGCATGACCTCCTCGGCCTGCTTCATCGTCGGCGCGGTCGTTACCTGATGAGTGGTCGACGTGTCGATCGTGAGGAAGTAGGCTTGAAGGAGGGTTTCGTACAGAGACTTCGCCCCGCCTCGAGCGACGATGATGTACTGCTTGTTGATGAGGCGTTGCTTCACCCGGCGCTTCTCGAAGTGGCCGCCAGCCGTCGTCTTGTTAGGGACGTAGACCGATCGCTCGGTGAAGATCCACCATCCGAAGATCTGTTCGGCCCAGAGTTTGAAGCTCGGTAGGAGTCGAAGATCGGATCCGTCGGTTAGAGTCATCTCCGCTTCCGCGAAGCGGATGAACCCCTCCACAGCGTCGCTATCGTAATAAAAACCGGGATTGCGAATCCGATCATCGATCCTATTCATCTCCATCTCGATCTCCTTGCAGATCGGAATACGACCGGCGAGGACATCGTCTCTGAACTCAGCGTAATATCGCGGGGTAGCGGTATTAGAGAGCATGGTCAGCGACGGCGCTTCCTAGAGCGTCCGCCCTTAGGCCTCACGACCCGGGTTCCGGTGGTGGCGAGCTTCCTGTAGCCGACGCCCTTACCGGGCTGGACAACATGAGTCGAAAGCGCCTTACCGGGAGCCTTAGCGGCCCGTTTACCGAACTTAGACTTAGCCGCCCCTGCGGCCTTACCCGCCGCAGCCTTGGCCGAAGACTTCACACCGCCGACGCCGCCCTCAGCCGCCTTGCGTGCCTTATTACCAACCTTCCAGGCCTGGTTCTTGGCCTTGTAGCCGGCCCCTTTGACCGCGTTACCGGTCTTGAACGCGGCTGCGTTGGCGGCGAGGCGAGTGGCCTCAGCATACTTTCCGGCCTTGGTGGTCTTCAGCTTCTCAGCTGCGCCCTTGGCGTTGGCAGACTGAGCCTTAGCGAACCGCTTGGCCTGGGTCTTCTTGACTCGACCCTTACCCTTGGCAAAGTCCTTAGCGGAGGCTCCGTGCTTCTTGGCCAGAGCAGCGATCTTCTTGCCCTTGCCCGACTTGTGCAGGTAGTACCCGGCACCAGCGGCAGCCGCCG